GACCGGACAGCATCGACGCGACGGCATTGTGGACCTGGCCGGCATCGAGGCAATCGAGCGCTCGACGCTTGCACCATTCCAGGTGCGCCGAACGGTCCACGTCCACCGATACAGAGAGCGCAGCGCATCGCATATAGGGCTCAAGCTAACTTGAACTCTGTATAACGCGCGTAGTGGATACTCCCTGGTCTTGTCGGTGAGGTGGGCGCGTCTATCGATCAAGAAGACGCGCCCGTGACCGCAAAGAGCCCGTGGACAGCGCCACTGCCGGCTCGACACAGGCTATAACCGGGTTGGAGTTAAGTGGCGGTTAAAGCCGGCTCATCCTTCGCCCGGCGGGTTCGCCGTCAGACGAACAGCGCGACGATCGCCTTGCCGTTCGGCGAACCGATACCCGAGCAGGGGTCGGGGCCTAGACCGGCATGGTACAGACCGTTGTTGCCGTGCATGATGTCGCGGAACGCCGTCTTGTTCTCGTAGAGCTTGGGTGCGATGAAGCCCAGCTTCCGGCCGCACGCGGCGAACAGCCCGGCAAAGAGTGGGGCGACGGCGCTGGTGCCGCCGACAACTTCGACCTGACCGTCCAGCACGATCTGATAGCCGGTGTTCGGATCGGCGCAGGCCGCGACATCGGGTACCATGCGGCCGAGACTAGGCGGTGGCCGCGGAGCGCCGGTCTGCCAGACTTGCATCGCAAACAGCGTCGAGTAGCCGCCGCCGGTGCCGGAGCCGTTCGACTTGCCGTTCTCGTTGTTCCAGACAACTTCGGTGCCTGATGGCCAGCGGCTGGTGCCGCCGCAGGATATCACCCGGCGCGCCGATCCAGGCAGATCGACATTGGCTGGCGTCGTGCCGCCATCAGAGCTGTCGTTGTCGCCTGCCGCGGCGCAGATCACCATGCCAGCGTTGGTCGCTGCCGTTGCCGCCGCATCCATCGCGTAACCATCGACCTTCCCCCACAACGCTTCGTCGAGCCCCCAGGAGATCGAACACACGTCACAGCCATCAGCCTGCGCTGCGGCAACGCCGGCGGCGATGTCCTGGCACCAGTAGATGCGCAGCGTCGCCGGCTTGCCCCCCGTGGCAACGGTGTAACTCGCCGCCGCGACCTGGATGTCCAGCGCCACTTCTCCATCAGCGTCGGCGCCTGGGCTGTTGGTCGTACCATCGACCGAGACATCGGTGATCGACGGCGCGGGCAGTTTCATCGCGGCGAATGCCTGCTCAACATCAGACTGCTTCCACCCGCCACCGAGTTCGATGATCGCAATCATCCCGCCGCCCGGTGCGTCGTCAGGCCAGTCGTAAGCGGCGCATAGCGCAGGAATAGTCCACGACATGGAATAGGGCTGTTGGGCGACTGTGCCCGACAGGCGCATGGCGTATGGTTTGACCGCAATTTTCATTCGGGCATCCTCTGGCGAAGCGGCGGCCTCGATCCACCAGACCTGGCGGCAGGCGTCGCAAGAAAAGCAGATGTCTTCGTCGGCGCCCGGTGCCGGGCTCCAGCGGCGAAACTTGAGCGCTGGTGCCCCGCAGTATCGGCACTGGCTGGCATGCGGGGTCCATTTGCTGGTGTAAGACATTACATCGAATTGCCATCTTCGTTTCTGCTGTGCAGGTAACGATCGAACGCGCGGCGCAGGCGCGGTTTCTTCGTCGCGAACTCCCAGACGCCGTAGCTGTTGCGGCACAGATCCTCCAGCGGATCGAAGCCGTGTTCGAGGAACATCGCCCACCGGCCGATGTAGGAGCGGTTCCGTTTCGCACCGTGGAAGCTATGCTCGATCACGCCATCGACGTAGCCGACATTGCCGTTGATCGCGGCCTGCGCGCGGCGCTGCCAGCGCAGCACCTCGGCACAGTAGTTCGCTGAGGTATTGCCGGGGGGCAACGTCTTGTGCGCGAGACCGGCGAGAGATGCGGCCATGTGATGATCGGCGCTGCCCATTGCGCCGTATTCGAACAGCCCGCCGATCGCATCCCAGATAGCGCGCGTTGTGCCCCACCCGAACCCGCTATTGTGCGTCAGAATGCCGTCAGCAATGATGTAGCCGTTCTCAGTCTGCAGATCGTACAGATGCCCAAGAAATTCACGACGGCCGACATAGACCACCTCATCAAGCTCTACTTGTCCGGCAAGCCCGCGCCGGAGTGCGCCGGGGTCGTCGGCATGAATGAACGGTATGCGCGACAGATCATCGCCAAGCGCGTTCCCGCTGATGTCCGTGCCGCGCATGCTGCAGCGAGAACCAGTGGGGAGATTGCCAGTACCCGTCGCCGATTGGCCTGGGATCGAGCGAGCGCCGAACGACGTCAGCAAATCGGCGCGGCGATCAGCGTTGGGATGCTCGAAAAGACCACCGAAGAGTTCAGGCGTGAAGCCGGCCGACGCGGTGGGCTGATTGGCAGGCGTGGCAAGACCGAGAGCCTGGCAAAGAAGATCATGCGAGCCAAGACGGTCGAAACGATCGGCGGTCAGATGTCCAATCCGACCGAAATTGAAGTCGCCGCTTTGCTTGGCGCTGCTGGCGTGACGTTCTGTCGTCAGGTGGCGATCGGCCCATACCTCGGCGACTTTGCAATTGGACCGGTTATTGTCGAGATCGTCAGGCAAAAGGTGTGCAAATCGGTCGCGGCCCGCACGTTCGCTGAACGAACGAACTACATCCTCAATGCGGGCTGGGGGCTGCTTTTCGTCTGGCTTGCCAAGAAGCCCGTTCCCCCGGACGTGGCGCAACACATTATCGCCCACGTTGAGGCGATCGGCTCGGACCCAGCCGCTACCCGAGAATACCGGGTGATTGAGCGAGCAGGACAACTCCTGACCGCTGGCCGTGCGAATGACGACGAGATCGCCTTCGTATGGACGCCGGCTCGCGGCTATGACCTTCCCACCTGGCACCACGAGGCTATCCCCCGGTAGGCAGTGCGGATAGACGGCCGAGCCGCCGTCACCGATCCAGTATGGTGTTTTCCAGTCAGGCGGCGCCAGCGGCTGGCCCTGCCACATCTGGTGGCAGAAGCTTGTATGGACGGCGATGATTTCGCCGTTCGGCCCGAGGTCGAGGCAACTCTTCCATGGCTGCACGATTTCATAGTGCAGCAGAGCCTTGACTGTGGCCGAGGCCCAGTCTTGCCGACGAAAGGTGATGTCGGCGTCGAGCCAGGCGATGAACTGCGCCTGGGGAGTGCGTTGTACGCCGAGGACAATTAGGTTCTCCTTTGTCCACGCGCGGGTTTTCGCGTAGACGCCAATGTGCTGGAAGCGATCGGCGTGTGCCGGATCGGACATCGGCGGCGCAGTGCAATGAAAGTCCTCGCCGGGCGAAACGCATTCGACAACAGTCAGATGCACGCCGGAATCGAGCATATGCTGCGCGAAGCGTTCCCAATGCTGGTGCGGCTGACTGAAACCCAATGGATTAAATCGCGGCGCGAAGACATGGAGCAATTTCGGGTCCATGCCAAATTGTGGAATAATGGGGGCGGAAATCACTTTGACCTCTTGGTCTGAGGAAATCATATCGCAATCGCGATATACGCTGTCGCCGCGTGCCGCTTCAACGACAGACAGAAGAAACCGTGTCGTTGTTCTAGCGATTGGTTCGGTGCTATCGTCGCGCACGCCGACCGGCCGGGATCTGCCGGGCATCTCTGATCACGCAGGCGCCTTTGCGCCGGAGGTGTCCACTGACGACCGCGCTCGACATCATCCAGGATGCCTTTGAACTGCTGGGCATTTATGGTCCAGGCGACACCGCCGCGGCGGCCGACAGCGCGCGTGGACTGTCGGTGCTGAACGACATGCTCGATGTCTGGTCAAACGAAACGTTGACCTGCTTCGCCGAACTGACCCAGACCTTCACGCTGCAAGTCGGCATCGGCGCCTATACTGTCGGACCGGGCGGCATGATATCCGGCACGCGACCGCTGCGGGTGATCGAGGCGCCCGGCAGCGCTTACCTGCTCGACACGCAGGGCAACCGCTACATGATGACCGTCGTCGACCAGATGACGTGGAACAACCAGACCACGGCCGTTGCCAACGCAAACCTACCGGACACGCTTTTCTACGATCCGCAGTATCCGCTTGGGATCATCAACATCTGGCCGACGCCGTCGATGAGCTACACGTGCTCGTTTCTGTCGTATCTGCAACTCGGTGACTTTGGCTCACTCACCGCGGTGTTCAGCCTGCCGCCCGGCTACAAGCGGGCGATCACCACCAATCTGGCGCTGTCGCTAAAGGCATACTTCACCAGTGCGCAGCTCGATCCCGACGTTCGCGAAGAGGCGCGTGAGACCAAGGCGTCGATCAAGCGCACGAATATGCGGATGCAGATTTCTGTGTATGACCCGGAATTGGTGGCTAGAAGTTCTTCTGGCGGCTACAATATCTATAACGATCGCGGAACGGGGCGCCAGTAGTGGCGAAGTCCCCAATCCTTGGCGGCTTCTCGGCGGCGCGGTCGAGGTTTCTTGCCGACAATGAATTAGTCAATCTCATAGTCGAGATAGTCGAAACGAAAGACGGGGTTGCCCCTGGCGCGCTTTACAACGCCCCCGGCCTCGATCTGGTCGCCGCACTGGGCAGCGGTCCGATCCGCGGTGTGCGCGACCTCAATGGCCTGCTCTATGTGGTCTCCGGCCCGGACGTCTACAGCCTGACATCGAACGGCGTCGCCACGCTCTGCGGCTCGATCGGCGCCGCTCAGACCCCGGTCTCGATGTTCGCCAACACCACGCAGTTGATGATTGTCGACGGCGTCGGCGGCTGGCTGGTGCCGGGGGGCTCGCCGCTCACCGGTGGCACGATCGACGCGCCTGGCGGGCTGTATGCGATCAACGACGAAATTACCCTGCAAGGCGACAGCGGAACGGCTTCGGCCAACCCGGTCATCACCGTCAGCGCGATCTCGAACAACCCGGTCACCACCTACAAGCTG